AATTGTCAAAGTCTGGGTAAAGCTTGTTGCAGTCTGACATGACCGTTTCGATATCTTTGCTGAAGGCTTCATTGCATCGATCTTTCTCAACGGGAGTTCCGACTGGTTCACCAAACTCTGGGTCACTTTTGGTGACCAAATGACCAATCCCAAAAGTAGGCAAGCCAAGATGATCCAAGTAAATTTCATATTTTACTCCCTCATCTATTTCTAATTCTTTTCTCAGTTTTTCTATATTCATAATATTCTCCAGTAATAGCGAGAGTGTTTCCCGCTATTACTATATATAAGTTTTATTAGGTTACGATTTTGCCTTTGTTCTTACCTAGATTTTCTAGAGAATATTCTATATAAGATAGACTTTCTCCTCTATACTCACTTCTTTTAAGAGACTTAGCGATTTCTCGTTGAGCCCTATGCATTTGGCCTTCTTGCAGTTTTCGCACTATAAGACTAAGTGCACCATAGCTACTACTTAAGAAAAATAGTATGCTACCCAGCAAGAAATTCCGATTTCGTTTTGTCATTGGTTACCCCTTTAGATGTTATTTTTATCTGTTGGGGACGCTTTTCTTTTGGCAGAACTACTTCAATACTGACAGTAAGAATTCCATCCGTTAGATCCGCTCCACTGACTTCGGCGTACTCTGACAACCTAAACGATTTCATAAATTTTCGACCAGAGATTCCTTTGTGAACATATAAATCTTGATCACGTCTAGGACCTCTTTCACCTTTAATAGTTAGCACGTGTTCTTTTAATTCAATCGAAATATCTTCTTGTTTGAATCCTGCAATTGCAAGTTCAATATCATATTTCGTATCTTCATATTTCACTACGTTATGTGGTGGGTAAGTGTCTTTAGCGTGATTTGTTATACTTTCGAGTTCATCGAAAATGTGGTCGAAACCTAAAAAAGCGTTCCTTGGGAACATAAAAGTACCAGTCATATTTCCTCCTATTGACTTAGCAAGGTTAAAAATTAGGACCCGTTATATGGCATCCTATATACTATATATACTACTTGTTTCCTATATTATACTTAGGGCACAATTCCCATTCATTTTTTTCTTTAAATGATATAATTTTTATTTGTCTCATTGGAGCCATTGGTGTCATTTTACTTTTGTCTTGAATCGTAATTAGACCCCAGTCACTCATTAATTGGGCAATTGTATTTCTTCTTGATACATCGTTTTCTTCAAGATTAGATTTCTTTCCATCAAGTAGAAAGAGCTCTTTAAAATGCACGATGAAATATCGACCTTGTTTATGCAATATATGACAAGATTGATATAATTTATTGTCTTTTCTGGAAGCTACACCAATACGTGTTAAAGTTTCGCGTACTTTAAGAAAATCGTCTGGTTCGTTTAATACTACTTCTAGCATTGAAGTAGGAGACCATTCTACAGTTTTATTTTCTTCCACCTTTATTCACCTTTTTCTCTAATATTTTTATTTGTTCAGGTGAGAGAAGAGCCAAAGCTTGACGAGCTTTTTGATTACTATAACCATAATATTCTTTGACCACTTCAACATCACTTTCAGTTTTATATTTTAACCATTTAGAAAATCTTTTTCTTTTTCTAACTATATTTATAAGAAAGTCGAATTGTAAACGTTTATCAATATTATGATTAATATTCATTTCATTAGCCATTGCAATAGTATCGTTAAAGTAGGATAAACTCCTATTAACCATAAATGGATTATAAGCCTTTTCAGTAATGTCATCTATCATTATATTTTTTTTAGTATAATTGATAGCACTTATGTATTCAAAAGGTTTCATTATTTAAACTCTACATTAGCCATTATTTCTGTCAGACATGCAACTACATTAAGTTCATGGTCTGCAGCAAATGCATTTTTATATTGGTAATCTGCTAAAATCAAAACTAGTTGAGGTATGGATTGTGAACTAACCTTATCAGCCATTCTATCATATACACCTCTAAAGATAGCTGCAGCATCTACATCGATGTTATTAACTACCCAAGATCTCATTTTCTTAAAATCTTTATCTTTTAAATTTACGAATAAATCACTATAAACATCAGAACTAACATTGATACTATTACTAAAGCTAAATATACCGCCGTACGAAAGTTTCTGTAATTCATTAATTATTCTTCTCCAATCCGGAGCATGTTTCATAATTAATTCAACTAAACTTTTATCGTCATATTTCACTTGCTCCTTGTTTAATATATTTATTAATCTTTTCATAAAAAATTCAGCTAAAGTAACTAACTCTTTTTTATTAGAATTAAATTCATATACACTGCACCTAGAGTGCAAAGGTTCTATTATACGATTTTTAAAATTACATGTAAGAATAAATCTACAATTTTTGGAAAACTCTTCTATGAAACCTCTAAGCGCAGGCTGTGTAGACTGCGCATTTAGGTAATCAGCTTCATCTAGTATAACAACTTTATAACCACCTTGTAAAGATACAGATGATGCAAATTGTTTTATCTTAGTTCGTAATGTATCAATATTACCATCTTCAGAAGCATTAATAATAATGTAATCTAAATTTAGTTGTTTACAGAGAGCTTTAGCTACTGTAGTTTTTCCTGTACCTGCGGTACCAGTAAATAACATGTTTGGTAACTTACCAGACTCTGCAATAAGTTCAAAAGGTTTTTTTAACCTTTCTGGTAGTATAACATCTTCTATAGTTTGTGGTCGATATTTCTCAACCCATAAAAAGTCAACAGACATAAATGTCCTTTCATAATATAATTTAAAATAAGATTAAGAAGATTGTTGTTGTAAAGATTCATAAAGTTGAACTAAAGAAATACATTGGTCTCTTAATTGGCCAATTGTAGTAAGTTCTTCACCTTTAAACCCTCCTCTTTGTGTAACTGCATCAATAACAGCAATAGTACTGCGTGATGATCTATTTGCTAATTCAACAATCTCTTGCTCTGGTGTTTTTTCAACTGGTTGAGCAACTTCAGTTTCTGGTTTATTTTTATCTGCCATATTATACTCCATAAGTTTTAAAAAAGGCTATGTAAATTAATAATGCTATGATAAGTAACTTACCATAATCTAAATCCCAAGAAGTACCTTCACCGATACTCTCAAGAAAATCAAAAAAACTATCTTTTATTTTTTTCATAATCATTACTCAAAAGTTGACGTTTTTTCTAAAGCTATCCAATATTGAACATTTAAATCTTTATGTTTAAAATTAGAAATAAGTTTAGATGATATAGTAACATCATAATCACCTGGTATAATTTTCATGTTAGATATATTCATAATAAAGTTAAAATTTGATGAAGATGCTTTACCAGGCACATCTATTGAAAATTTATTAGATGTGGCATTTTGGCTATCTGCAACTGATAATGTTAAAAGATCCTGTGTTCCGCTAATACTCATTTCACTATGACCGAATGCATTAGTAGCATTTTTAATCTTCTTAAAGGTTTCATTTTCTAAAACAAATGATACATCAGATGTTGGCATTACAATATCTTTTTCTGGATATGTTAATGTTTCTTTTGAAGAATAAAAATATTTAATTTTTAATCTGCCAGAAGAATCTTTAAGTAATACATTATCATCTTCAAATTTAATGTTAGGACTTGGATTCACAATAGCTATAGCTCTTAAGAATTCATTTAAATCATATATACCAAATTCTCTAGGTATATCTTCACTTATATTTGCTGAAGCTAAAACATTTCTTGCTTCAGACATGGTTTTTATAGTGCTGCCTTCAGTAAAAAGCATATTTTGATTTATGCCCGCAAAATTTGTTAGTAACGCTTCCGTTTCTACACTCAATTCCATATTATATTATCCTTTTAATTATGGTTACATATTTTAATTATATCATAAAAATTTAGTAATGTAAACAACATTATGCTATTTTACTAAAATTTTTTTCTTTTGTAAATTCTATTTTGTTTTCGAATTTATCATCAAGAACTTCCCGTTTATGAGATATCACAAATACACTAGTATCATTTGTTAATGTATATAATATCTTAAGTAAATTCTCAACACCATCATGATCTAAACTAGAATCAAATGTTTCATCTAGTATCAATAAGTTAGTTGATATTGAGTTTTTCATTTTTGCTATTTGGCGCCATGAAAATAGTAACGCAAGATCTATTCTTTGCTTTTCTCCTTCAGAAAAAGAATCATAGGAAAATGCATCTCTATGCCTAGATTTAATAGTTTCTTGAAAATTTTCATCTAAATCAAAATGTACAAAGAAATCTAATATTTGTAGGTATTGATTTACAAATTTATTTATTATAGGTAAATACTGTTTAATAATCTTAGTTTTAATACCTGTATCTCGTAGCATTTCAACCATAGCTGAACTATATTGAAATTCTTCAGAAACTGTAGTCTTTTCGTCAGTTAATTTAGTTAAAGAGGTAGTCATATCTTTTAATTCTTTACTAGCCTTATCAACATCTGTAGTCGATGAAGTATTAACTTCTTTATTCAACTTAGTCATTAAATCATTTAATCTAGTGATTTCTTTATTATCATTATTAATATCTGATAATAACTCTCTGTAATATTCTTGATGACTGTTGACAGATTCTAAAGCATTAGATATTCCTTCAGACTTTTCAGACAAATCTTGCATATTTTTTTGTAAATTTTTAGCTTCATCTTTAGATTCTTGTATTTTAGTTTCTCTAACTTCTTGTGTTATAGATTGAGTACAAGTAGGACATTCTAAATGGTCTTCATAAAACTTAGCATTTTTTACTATTGATTCTATTTTAGATCGTATTCTAGCCATAGCATGCATATTAGCTTGTTTTAAATCGTTATATTCTTTAATATTTTTTTCTGTTTTAGCAGCTCCTGAATCATAATCAGTTTGAGCTGCTTTAATTCTTTGTTTAAGTTCAATAACTTCGTGATATGCAGTATCAATTTGAGTTAATTTGTCTTCTTTAACTTCTTCATTAAGTATCTTAATATCTTTAATATACTTATTCTGAGTTTCTATTTTATTTTCATTGATATCAATTTTATAATTAATATCTTTTAAACGGTCTTTTTGTTGAGATATAGATTCTTTTAAAATAATATTCATTTTTGAAAAAACATTAATATCAAGTAAGTCTTCAATTACTGCTCTTCTTTGATACGCTCGCAATTGCATAAATGGTATAAAAGAAGAAGATCCTAATACAACTACTTGATGAAATGATTTATGATTTAATTTTAGTATATTTTGTTCTAAAATCTTTTGGTATTCTTTAGCGTGTGAAGATTGGTTTAACATTATACCATCTTTCCAAATTTCAAATATATTTGGTTTGATACCTCTTATAATATTAAATTTAGATTTACCTATAGTAAAATATACTTCTGTAACACAATCTTTTTTGTTGATTGAATTAATTAATTGTTCTTTAGTTATATTTCTATGTGCTCTTCCAAATAAAGCAAAAGACAAAGCATCTAAAGATGTAGATTTGCCAGTACCGTTTTGTCCGACAATTAGAGTAGACTTTGATTTATTTAGTTGTATTTCTGTTATATGATTTCCAGAAGATAAAAAGTTTTTATAACGAATCTTTTCAAATATTATCATTGAATCTCCAGAGCCTGTGCTTGTTGCATAAGGTCTCGCATTTTAACTTTTATCTTACCTTTATCTAAATCAGTATCAACTGCATCTACATAACTATCCATTAACTGTGAAGTATCTTCAACTGAGACTTGATCATCTTCCACATTTTCACCTATAAACTCGTTAAAATTTTCTGCTATTTTTAAATCATGTATTTTTTGATTTTGTATTCTATCAATAAATCTATCAAATGTAAATGAATCGTTTTTATTAATTACGATAACTTTTACAAATTTATTTTTTAAATGATCCACATTATAATTATTATAATCTATTTCATCATCATTGTAAAGGATTTTTTCAAATAAAGTACAAGTATTTTGTATTTTTTTAATTTCTCTAGTCTCTGTATCTAATTCATAAAAGTATTTCGGATCATGATCATCAGACCAATAGAATTCTAAAGGATTGCCTAAATACATAATATTATCCTTTTGTGATGAAGTATGAAAATGGCCAGATAATACCAATTCAAATCTTTTGAATATTGCGTGATTAATACCACCTTTATGAACAATTCCACCGCCTATAGGAAACCCATCTAATTCCAAATGAGCTCCAATCCAATCTGCTTCACAACTTTCTATAAATTTAAATGAAGTATCATAATTTTCTGGATTAATCCACGGTACTAAACCTATCTTTAAAGAATCATATGTCATTACTTTAGGTTCCATTACAATATGGATTTCATTCATATAATGTCCTAAACATTCTTTTAACGCGTTAAGATCATTAGTATTTTTAAAGTAAGTATCATGATTTCCTGGTATAATATCCATAGTCATACCATTTTCTCTAAGAGGTGTTAAGAAGTGTTTTCTATTGTGATTAAGAGCTTTAAAATTAACTATTTTTCTATTGTCATAGTAATCACCAAGATGTAAAATATGTTTTATATTATTCTTTTTGCAATAAGGAAAAAATATAGTATCATAAAAATCTGCAGCATTATTTAAAAATATTTCAGAAGAGTTTCTAACACCCGCGTGGGTATCACCAATAATAACCATTTTCATATTTAAATACCCATAGTAAATAAAGCTTTAACACCATGCATTAAATCCGGAGTCTGTCTAGCAAATACACACCATTTTTTAATAACGCTAATTGGTAAGTCAGGAAACATTTCTTTTTCAAATTCTACAAAACTCTTACCTGTGGTATATACATCATCTACTATCCAAAGTGGATCTTTTGGATCTTTAGTACTATGATTCATATTTATTACTTCTGCTAAAGGTAATCCACCTCGAGGTATACCATATGCACCTCTACAAGGCCCTCCTCGTTCTATCATCATTAATGCTAAACATTCCCAATCTTCAAAGGTTAATGCATCACATTCTATTTTCCACTTCAACGATAATCCTGCATGACTTTTAAATTCACCTCTTTGAAATAAATTAAGTACATTATATTTTGGCACTTTACTCATATCATTCATAACATAAACTCCTGTAAATCTGAATCAACTGATATTTTTCTTTTTTTCTTTATTTGCTTTGTTATAGTTTTAATTTTTTCATCTTTTACTTTTATTTTATCAATTCTATTTTTAAGAACATCTACAAAACTATTAGCCACATAAGATGCGGTATTGTCAGCATTTTCATTTTCACTTATAAAATTTTCTACACCAGATTGAGTTAAATATTTTAATTTAATATCTTGCTGTTTTTTTTCTTTAGCTATTCTTCGCAAAAAAGCGAACCATGTTATCTGTGTAAAATATGCAAAAGCATTAGGTTTACCAGTTCTTGTAGCGGCTTCTAGATTGTAATTACTAATGGCTTTGAGACAATTTTCAACTGCATCCATAACCATTTCTTCTCTGTAAGTATATCTTATAAAGTTAGCTTTATGTGATAAACCTTCTGCTATTTTTAAAAAGCATGACGCTATATAATTAGTTACTTTAGGAACTTCTATTTTTTTATTTTTAGCTGCTTCTGCTTTTTTTACATATTCAACAACTGCTAATGAAAAGTCTGCGTTATTAACGTAATGTGCATTTTGTCTTTTAGCCATCATTGTCTCCTTTATATTTTAATTATAACCTAGTTTCATAGCAATGTAAACTAAATTATTATGCATTTTTTTCAGTTTTTGTGAAAATAACTATTTACAAGCTTGTGAAACTGTGATAAAATAGAACTATAGTTCGGTAGGGAGGGGAATATACCGCTTAATGTACGGTAGGTAATTTTGGTTTAAAATGTATAATATTATTACTATCTTTTTCTTCTGGGTTATCTTCAGTTAGAAATTTTTCTAAATCTTTAATATCTTTTTGTAATTCTTTTATAACTTTAGTTTTAGTTGCACGGTCTAAATCTTTAATACCTATTTTATCTTCGCTTTTTTTATCTGGGTCTTCATCTTTTTCTAATTCTAAACAAAATTTTTGATATTGATCAACAAGAAATTTTGATGGACTAGCCTCAACAACTACATGTAAACTATTTAAAACTTGTAAATTTTCTTTATGATCTTGAAACATTAACCAAGGCCTAAATGCATAATATCTAGCGCCTTCTCTATAATTTTCCATACTTATAACTTTCATAGCTTTTCTTATTACCATAGAAGGTTCTTCTTCAGTAGGCCATTCTACAACTTCACAAACTATTTCATCGTCATTAGTTAATTTAAATTGTTTTACCTCATATTTCATTTTATATCTACCTTGTGTATTTTAAATTTAAACTTTTCTTTTTTATAAATCTTAATTCTTTCTAAAGCATGAATATAAGAATAATTAGATCTACTCGGAGTAGTTATGTCATCAGCTATATCAAAAAGCTTTGTGTTAACATTATTATCACTTTTTCTTAATCCTCTACCAATACTTTGCAATACTCTAATTTGGCTTTTAGACGGTGATGCAAATACTATATTATGTAGATTCCTAATATTTATACCAGTAGAAAAAGTACCCATACTTGCAACAATGATAGCATCGGTTTGCTTTTCTGTAATCTTTCTTATAGCTTCACGATCATTTGTATCTACTTCACCAGAAACAAAAAATATTTTACGATTTTCATTTGCTTCAGAATCAATCATATCATAAAGAACTTTACCATGTTTCTCAACAAATTGAAATAATACTAATGTATTTCCTTTTTGATCTAAAGCTATATTTTTTATAAAAGTATTTCTTCTACTATTATTTATTATGTAATCAATCTCTTCTTGATAAGTTTTTTTCCCAAATTCAGCCTTTTCTGTTGAAGTATACTGAAGCATAATCATTGCTATGTTTAGTTGAGCTAAAGTGTCAGAATCTTGTAGTTTGCGAGTAGTAGTAACTTTAAATATTTTTCCAAACAATCCTTGTAAAACTAATTCATGAGTTTGACTTCCATCTAAAGTACCAGTAGTACCAAATCTATATTTTGCTTGTCTAGATTTATGCATTATAGATGTTAAAGACTTTGCTTTAAAACCATGACATTCATCTCCAAAAACTAATCCAAATTGATCAAACCAATCAACATTTAAACGATGTATTGATTGCCAAGTACTTATCATAACTCTTTTATCTGTATTCTTGTCTTTACCTGAATATATTAAATGATTATTATCATATCCATAAGTCTTAAAATCATTGTTAAGTTGTTCTACTAAAGATGTAGTAGGAACTATTATTAAAACTTTGTCATCATAATTATCTAAATACCATCTCATAAGACAATATATTATAAGTGACTTACCTGAACCAGTAGGAGATACTAATATAGCACGCATTCTTTTAATGCCTTCAACGAAAGCGTTAAATTGATAATCTCTAATTTTATGAGGTAATTTTAAAGATTCTATAAATTCCATTAAAAATTTTAAATTTATAGGATTTTCTTCAGACGGAGAACCGTAAATAGAAGATACATGCTCCATATTATAATTTCTTTTCGAACAAAAAGTTCGTAAATAAGGATATAATCCAACGGGTAACTCTCCGGATATTGCGTTAAATAGTTTTATTTTACCATCCCAAATACGTCTTCTAAAGGCTGGCATAAATTTATGACCGGGTACAAAAAATGAAAAGAATTCTTTTAATTCTTCAGCTATACTAGGATCACATTTTATTTGTAATACACTTTCATTTTGTTTAGTGATTACTAACTTATCCACCACTCTCAAATACTTTCCACTTTATCATATTACTAATAGTTTGATGCCTCCATTTTAAAGTATCAACGATTTCTGTTAATACACTAACAGTGTTTTTATAGTACTCTATTTTTTCTTCAGATTTTTGGATTTCAGGATCTGCATCGTAATAATAATCCATCTCACCTTTTAATATTTTTAAACCATTAAATGGATCAGGATTCCAATTTTTTTCTTTTATTTCTTCTTCTGACAACTTTCCATTATAATATAGCCATTTATCTTTAAGTAAAGTCTTTTGTTCCATTTCAGATTTTTTTAACTGAAACTTAGCTAAACTTAAAAGCTCTAAATATTTTGCATGTAGTTTTGGAGTTTGTTTAGAAGATTCATCAAGAGGCATTTGTATTAAAGAGTCAGTTTTCCACTGCTCTAAAATATCATTCAATTGTATCATAATATTCCTTTATTTTATTTCAAAGTATGTAAATCTAAAAGATGCTGGAAATGTTAAAAATGATTCGCCACCTGCAATAGTTTGAAAATTTAAATCCCCTAATTGAGTTGGTACACAATCTTTATATATAATTGATTTTGTCAATACATTTTTATTATTTAATATTCCTACTGTAATGTCAGCCTGTGAAGGACTTAATGTATCACTTCTATTAGAAGTAATTGCAGAAGTATAATTTTTCTCAACTAAGTCTTCCATCCAAGAATATAACTCAGTATAAGACTTCATATCTTCGTCAACTAATATTGTTAAAATTACTTCACTAAATACAAGTTTATCACCGGGTAAAGGAATGCTACCAATTCTTTTAAACGGAATTTCTACAGAACTCATAGTCATACCTGGATGTTGAAATGATTGACAAAAGAATTCTAAATTAGAATAATATTTTCTATCAATAACAACTTTATAACCCGTAGGCTGAAGATAATTAAAATTAGTAGTAAGTGTAGATTTAGCTGCCATGATTTTATTTATACAAAAAATAAGGGATAGCTTTTACACTACCCCTCAGTTTAAATTATAGTTATTAAATATTATACGTCGAGGATTTTGTCGACTTTAAATATTCTATAGTATTGGTTACTTCTAGCAGCAGCCAAGCCATCTGAAGGATTAGCTCCTACAAATGGGTTTGATACCATTCCGTATCTGGTTTTAAAACCAATTCTTGGTTGGAATGTATTTTCTGCAACCGCTCTGACCATTGTTAGTGGTACGTATGGGCAATAGAAAAGACCAGCATCGTATGGGTTAGTTCCCTTGTATCCAACTGTTACATAATCACCAGTTGAATATGGATCAATGTACACTCTCATTTTACCGTTTAGAGTACCTGCAAATGTATTGCCTGTATCATCAACGTTAAGATTTGTGCCAGCCATTGAGTAGTCTAACATTCCTGTTGCAGATAGAGCAGAAGCTACATCTGAGGAACATACGATAAAGTTACCTTTACCTCTACGTGTTTGTTTTGCAATAACGTTAGCTTCTCTGTCAATTTGGATCATTAATCCTTTAAACTTCTCAGCTGACCATCTGCCATCTGCATCTGTTTTTAGATTGAAAATACCATTGATTGCAGTGTTAGCAGTCAAAGCGCCAAGTTTAGCTTGTGAGTTAATTGTTCTAACAACTTCACGGTTGATTTCAGCCATGATTTCTGTTGATAGGATATTAGCCAACTCAGACTCTGCGTCCAATCCGTGGATTGCTTTAAGATCCTGAGCAAGTTCTAAACTATATTCAGCTTTAAGAGCTCTTGACTTTGCAGTCACAGTAGCTTTCTCAATTGTAAATCCCATTTCATTAAATGTAGATCCACCTGAGGAACCTAATGCTTCAGCACTGGCTGTTGACATACCACCTGCAGCTAGAGCTGTAAGGTCTGAATCGTCGATTGTTGCATCGCCATCAGCATCAGTTGCTAAATCAAGACCAGAAACGTTATCTGAATCATGTGTTCCTGCGGAATCACCTGAGAATCTTGTTTCAGCTTCGTTGAATAGAGCTTCACGGTTTGAAGTTGAACCACCTTGTAGTCTTGACTTCATCGCGAAAATTAGACCAGTTGGTCCTGACATTGGTTGTACACCACAGATGTCGTATGCCATTAGGTTTGGCATTGCACGTCTGACAAGTGCGATTAATACTGGATTCCAGTTTGAAGTAGAAGATATATTATTTGCAGGTGCAGCTTCTGACATGAACTGCATCTGACTTGCCTCTTCTCTTAAGGCAATTTCTTGGTTTTCAAGAATAGCGGCTGTTACTGCTTTCCTGTGATGATCTTCAATTTTACCCGCAGACTCTTCATTAAGAACTGGGGACCATTTTTCGATCAACTTATCGTATGATACTGTATTTTGCATCATTTTAGCTCCCTTAATTTTTATCGGTTTTTCTAATTGCTTCTAAGTATTGATCCATTGAACCAGATGGTGCTACTACAGTAGAGTCATCTTCGTCAACTTGCTCTTCAGAAACAACTTGAGTTTTAGTTTTGAAATAATTTTCTTTAAGAGTATTTACTTTATTTGTAAATGTCTCTTCATTTTCGAAATCAACGCTTTCAGCTAGCTTTAAAAGTTTTTCAACTTGAGTTTCAGCTAAACCTTTACATGCTTCTCTTATTATAGAATCACGCTTAAGGTCTTCAAGCTCAGCTAATTGATTTATTGATTGTTCGGTTTGATTGTTAAGTTGCTCTTCTAATTCTGCAACTTGACCAGAAAGATCATCGACTAAATCTACCTTAGATTCAGGAACCTCAATGTAGGACTCAGTGAATAAATCTTTTAAGTTATTCATAAATCCTTCTGCGATTTCTGTGCGTAGGCCACTTTGGATTGCAAGTTTATTTTCTTCCATCCAGTTTTCTACAACGTAATTTAAGTAGTTATCAACTTTCTCAACGAGTTCAGCTTTAGTAGCTGTAATTTCTTCGCTAAGTTCGTTTTTATATTGATCTTCAATCCGATCTATTTCTTCAGATAATTTTGTATTCAGAGCTGCTTCAAAAATTGTTGCTGCTTTAGTTTTGAATTCAGCTGAAAGTGTTGCTTCTGATTCTACAAGTGCATTAAGATCATTAGAGAAATCTATATTAGTTTCTGCTACTTCTCTTACTTCATCTGTATCTTCATCAAATTCAGTTGATTCATGATAACTGCTATACATCTTCATCATTTCATTTTTAGACATATTGTTCATTTTACTGAACATAGCATTTATCATACCAGCTTTAGTTTTTGGCGCAGGGTCTTTAGTTGTATTATCTGCGGCTGTTCCACCAGCCATTTTCCTTGCTGGAGCAGTTTTACCTGCATCAGCTGCTTTATCAGCGGCTGCTACAGAAGCGGCTTCAGCGTCTTTAGGATCGACAGCTTCTTCTACTGAGGCTTCTTGAATTTCTTCCTCTGGAGAGTCGATTTCGATATTATCTTTATCAGTCATAATTATGACTCCCTTGCTAAATGTTTATTGTTTTAGTAACGAGAGGAAATTCTTAAACTCACGAACTTCTGTCGCATAGCGATCGGATCGTGGAGCATTTTTAATTTCTGTCTCCATTTGTTCAATTGCTTTCTGTTCAATAATTCCGTTGTTCCATACCCATTCTACTCCCTCCATAATCCCATTAACAAATGCTCCTGGAGCAGATGGATCTTGTACGATATCAACCGCATTTAGAATGTAGTCGTCTTTAACGACTGCAACGTTATTTTGATTCATTAAGCTTCCCATACCACGAGTTGAAACACCTAATTTTACACCTCCATCTAGTAATTGCTTTGCAATTGTACCATTTGGAGTATCTAAAATTTTTGCTTTTCCCACAACATCATTACCTTGAAAATTCATCTCAGTAACAAGGTGTGAAACTCTGTCTAAGTTAATAGTAGGACCACTAGGATGATTTAACTCACCTACAGCTCTACCATTACTTACGAATTCTTTATTATATTTTCCTACTGCCTTTTGCATAACTGGCAAAGGATATTTTCTTTTATTTCTATTTTCCTTTTCGGCTTGAGCAAATATGCCTTCTATCATATATGTCTTTTTGCCTTTTTTATCTTCTTCAACTATAAGTTCTAAATTATGCTCAATATGTTCTGAAATTAATTTCATATTAACCTCTTGGATAATTTATTTTAGTAAAATGTGTAGTTGTGACACCGCTAAAAACTTCATCAGCATCTTGTTTAAACATTACTATAGATTGCCCTGCAGCAATCTGGAAAGATGCGCCTGTAGTTTTATTAGTAATTGTGTCAGCGGCTGTTCCCATTATATAAAGAACTTTTGCTCTGCCAACAGTTGATGCATTACTAGTACCATTAATATTATTTACTTTAGCTGCTAGAGGGTGAATTTGAAATGTCATTTGCTTTTCCTATATTGTTTCACAAATTCTTTAGCTGTCATCATTGCTTCTTTTTCAGATTTATAATCATCTAATTTATCGCCATCAATATATAAGCTAAAAGACGTTTTACCTTTTGATTTTATAGAAGATATCTTCACAGGTACACCCATTAATTTTTTATTAAAGACTGCTTTCTGAGATTCTCTTATTTCATTAAACTTTTTCATTATAGTATTATTTATAATTTTGTGATTTTTAAGAAGTAGGCTCTTCTTCTGATTCTTCTTCATTACTATCTTCTAGATCTTCTTCATTATTATCTTCCGATTCTTCTTCATCACTATCTTCTAAATCTTCTTCTGACTCATCTCCATTTGGTTCTTCGTCATTAAAAACTTGACTTGCTATGTTAATTTTTTCTTGACCTAAAGCGTCATCGACTTTAGACATCATCATATTTTCAAAATCTTTACTTGCAGAAACATAATCTTTTGCAGTCACCGCATTAATAAAATCTTCTATCGGTGAAATCTCAGGAGTTTCACTTTCAGTATCTGTTGTATTTTCTTCACTCATTATTTTTTTCCTTTTAATTAAAATTTTTATCCTGTAAATGCAGATGTAGGTACCGCAAAGTCTTTTCTATATATTCCAGTGCCTTTTATCAATCTGAAGTTTGAAATATATCCATGAAATCTACTATTAGCAGTTCCAGTGTCAATAGCGGCTATTGGCATAGCTTGACTTGACTGGTAATTTACACTTCCTGAATTAGATAACTCTCCTAATAAACTACCATTTAAAAACCAATAATATACATTACTAACTTTAGAACAAGCTACATGATACCATAAATATTTGTCTATTACAATTTGACCTGTATTACTAAAATTTGCACCATTAGTATAAACATTAGTACCACCAGATCCAATTACATATCCGGCTCTATTTCCTCCACCAACACCAGGGCTATGTATAGTGAATGCATTGAATATATCATTAAATGTGCCGGCACCACCGCCCCATATACCCATTACACCACCGACATCACTAGTCTGCTTAAACCAACATTCTATTGTAAAATCACCCGTTCCAAAGTCCTTATAGTCTCCGGCTGAAACAGTCATATATGAATTATCATCTGGAAAGTAAACTGATCTTCCTCCAGCAAATGGAGCTACATCACTTGCGACAGCATTACCATGAATACTAACTGTTGCACTATGATTTCCGCCTTGTGTAGTAGCTGTTGCATGATGACATGCAATAATTTGTGTATCATTTCCGCTATTCCCTACTGCTGTCATACCGCTTGGTACGTTTGTATTTGTCATTGTTTCTTTTAGAGGATCAAATGGATATCGAGCTTTACCTCTAGTAGCTCTAAAATTACTCATGTTTCCAGCAAGTGTTCCAGATGACGCAGTGTTCCCAGCACCACCTAGTTTCACTCTTTGTGCTCCATAATCATTAGTATCAGCATAAAGTTCAGAATCTTGAACTCCGTTTACATACATAAAGATTTTACCAAAATATCTTTGTATAGCTACATGGTACCATTGGTTATTACCTCCATGAGAAGGTCCAGTAATACGCTTACTTCCAGCAAAATAAAGTTCAGGTCCGTTAAAGGCTGTATAAAATCCAACTGATGGTAAGTTCTGATTTGCAGATCCACCGGCTACTCTTAAATCCATGAAATCATAAGAGTTTGCAGAAGTGTAAATCCATGATTCCAATGTGTAATCTTGAGTATTAAAATTCATTGCTTCTGATGCTCTACTATCCAGATATCTTGTTCCAGACGATGGTCCGTAGAAAGAAGGTTCTGAGAAAACTTGAACTCCAGTATCGGATTCTGCCTCTGCACTCGGTAAGATATTAAAAGTACCGGAATGATCTATTAATTTACCTTCTGTAAAATTCATTAATAACTTAGTCTGAGATGCAGTTGGATTTGATACATTTGTAGATGAAGGATATGTTCCTCCTGTTTTAGTAAGAGGTTTGGAAGGAGGTGTAAAATTTCCAGTATATACTGCAGCTCCTTTAACTATCCTAAGGTCCGACATAAAGCCGTTCAGTGTTCTCGTACTTGCTCCGCCTCCATCATAATGTGCTGTTCCTATATAAGCTGTAGTTCCTGCCGCTACTGTCCAGTCTGTTGAATATACTGTATCACCACCGTTTTCAGTAGCAACTATTCCATCTACATATAACTTAGTATTAGTTGCACTGGCTCTAACTAATGCAACATGATGCCAAGTTTTTAATTTGAGTACCGAATTATGTTGCGCTTTAACATCAGATCCAGCATAACCACCACCTAACATTAATTTTATGTGTCCACTACCATCAAAATCTATAGCAAATACATTTGATGTATCTCCACTTGCTCTTGCAAATATTGCGACAGAATGGGTAGGAAATGCTGATATATAAATCCAAGTTTCTATTGTAAAGGCCGCTGAAGTTGAACCAATACTTAATAGTTCAGCACCGGTGCTGGTAAGTTTATCTCCATTACCATCCATGTATATAGATCCGCCATATT